ATGGCGGAAACGGAGGTGATGACCGGCGGCAGTCAACTGGTGCAGCTGCGCGCGGTGCGGAGCGATGCGTTCGGCAAGGCGCGCAGGGTCCGGTTCCTTCAGGTGCTGGCGGCCACGAGCAATGTGAAGGCGGCCGCAGCGGCGGCCGGCGTGGGTACGGCGACCGTCTATCGCGTGCGGCGGAACGATCCGGCGTTCGCCGGGCATTGGCGCGACGCGATGGCCGCGGCGTACGAGCGGCTGGAAGCGGCTTTGCTGGCGCGCGCGCTGGGCACCGAAGATATGGATGCGGCAATCGATTTCGGCGATCCCGACGCTATCCTTCCGACTGCGCAGATCGACGCGGATCTGGGCCTGCGGCTGCTGGGGCGGCACCGGGCCACGGCGGAGGGGCGGGATCGGCCGATGAAGCGCGGCCGGCATATCGCGACCGAGGAGGAAACCAACAAGGCGCTGATGAAGCAGCTGGCGATCCTGCGGCGGCAGATCGAACGGAGCGGCGGCGCGATTTTGCTGGAGGATAAGCGATGAGCGGCGCGGCGCGGGAAATCGATCCGGTGGCGGAGCTCTCGCTGCTGCCGCCGCATCTGCAGATCAGGACCTTGCGCAAGTTGAGCAAGGCGCACCGGGACGAGCTGACCCGGCGCTGGTGGCGCTGGGCGCTTCCCGCACAACGCGAGCCGGCGGGGGAGTGGCGGATATGGCTGATCCGCGCCGGGCGCGGCTTTGGCAAGACGCGGGCGGGCGCGGAGTGGGTGAGCGAATTTGCGCGCGCCAATCCCGACGCCCGGATCGCGCTGGTCGGTGCGACGATCGATGACGCAAGGCGCGTGATGATCGAGGGGACCAGCGGCCTTCTGGCGGTGGCGCGCGATGATGAGGAGCTGCGCTGGCTGTCGAATCTGGGCGAACTGCGCTTTCCCAAGGGGGCGACCGCGCAGTTGTTTTCCGCGGCAAATCCCGAAAGCCTGCGCGGGCCGGATTTCGACGCGGCATGGTGCGACGAACTGGGCAAGTGGAAGGCGCCGGCAGGCAAGGCCGCGTGGGACAATCTGATGATGGCGCTGCGGCGCGGCGAGCGGCAACGCGCGGTGGTGACGACGACGCCGCGCCAGACCGTGCTGATGCAACAGTTGAGGGCGATACCCGGCTTTCGCGAGACGCAGGGCAAGACGCGGGACAATCCGTGGCTGCCGGAGAGCTTCGTCGAAGCGATGATCGCCGAATATGGCGGAACGCGGCTGGGGCGGCAGGAGCTGGACGGCGAAATGATCGACGATGTCGCGGGGGCGCTATGGACCCGCGAGACGATCGAGGCATGCCGGGTGGCGGCGCCGCCCGAGCTGGTGCGCGTCGTGATCGGAGTCGATCCGCCGGTTAGCGCCGATGGCGATGCGTGCGGGATCGTGGCGGTTGGGCTGGGCCGTGACGAGCGCGGCTATGTGATCGAGGACGCCAGCGTGCGCGGGATGACGCCCGAGGGCTGGGCGAGGGCGGTGGCGGCATGCGCGGCGCGGCATGGCGCGGACCGGGTGGTGGCCGAGAAGAACCAGGGCGGCGACATGGTGGCTTCGACGCTGCGCGCGGCGGATGCGGGGTTGCCGGTGAAGCTGGTGAGCGCGACCCGGGGCAAGAGCGTGCGGGCCGAGCCTGTCTCCCTGCTCTACGAAGCGGGCCGCGTGAAGCATGTCGGCGCATGGCCCGAGCTGGAGGACGAACTGTGCGGGCTGGTGATGGGCGGCGGCTATGAGGGGCCGGGGCGCTCGCCGGATCGCGCCGATGCGCTGGTATGGGCGCTGAGCGCGCTGATGGTCGGGAAGAAGACCCGCGCGGCGGTGAGGGCGTTGTGAGCGCGCGTCAGGGCTGCGGCGTGCAGGCGCCGTAGAAGAGATATTGCTGATCGGGGGCGGCGCGGCTGACGATCATCGGATAGCGGGTGGTGCCAGCTTTGGGCTTGTCCGCGATCGAGAGGACGTCGCCGCTGTTCAGCCCGAGCTTGGTCGAGCCGGTGCCGAAGCTGCCGCCGTCCCAGTAATAGCGGACTTCGATCGTCTCGCTGGCGAGCGGGTCTTTCGTATCCTTGCCGATGAACATCCGGTTGGTGGTGAAATCGACGCGGAAGCGGGCGGCATTGTCGCTGACTTCGCAATCGCCGGGTCCGTTGCAGATGCGCAGATGGGTTGCCCCGCAATCCCAGCGTGTAGCGATGTCCCATGCCGCGCCCGTCGTGGTCTGGAGGAGCAGGGGCGAGGCGAGCGCGAGGAGGAGCTTCATGGCGCGAGCCTAGCATGGGAAGCGGCGACGGGTGTAGGGGCGTGCGAATGAGGAGCAGCCGATGACCCCGCGCGAACTGATCGATACTGCCGACGTGCCGGGCGGCGAGCCGCTGCGGCTGTTTCGCCGGGGGAGCGATCACATGATCGTGCTCGAGCGCAACGAGCTTATGAACAGCCGGATGAGCGGTTCGGAGGAAGCGCTGGCCGTGATGACGATCGAGCGGCTGGGCGAAAAGGCGCCGCACCTGCTGATCGGCGGTTATGGGATGGGCTTTACCCTGCGTGCGGCGCTGGGGGTGCTGGGCAAGGACGCACAGGTGACCGTGGCCGAGCTGGTGCCCAAGATCATCGAATGGGCCAAGGGGCCGATGGTCGAGCTGACTGCGGGGTGCCTCGACGATCCGAGGGTCGCGGTGGAGATCGACGATGTCGGCGCGGTGATCCGACGCGGGCGAGGGACGTATGACGCGATCCTGCTCGACGTGGACAATGGGCCGGACGGGCTGACGCGGCCGGGCAATGACGGGCTGTACGGGATTCGCGGGCTGGAAGCGGCGCGGATGGCGCTGACGCCGGGCGGAATCCTGGCGGTGTGGTCTGCCGCGCCCGATGCGAAGTTCGCGCGGCGGATGAAGGATGCCGACTTCGCGGTGGAGGAAGTCGGCGTGCGGGCGCGGAGCAACGGCAAGGGGCCGCGCCACGTGATCTGGTTTGGGGTGAAGCGTTAGCGGCCGGAGCCGCAGCGCTGGATCACCGGTCCGGCTTCGACGCGAGTGCCGGTGGCGCTGATGAAGCGGGTTTCGGAGCGAATCTTCGTGCCGCTGTTCACATAGTCCCAGACCTTGCCGTTGAAACAGGCCCAGAGGTGGAACAGGCTGGGACCGGGGGCGCTGTGCTCGCTGCGCGGATTGACGCGCAGATCGGCGTCGAAGGTGAAGACATAGACGCCGGCTTCGAGGCGGGAATAGCGCAGCGTCCAGCCACTCGGGAGATTGCGGCCCTTGAAGGCGTCGACGACGAGCTGGGGGGTGAAGCCGCTGGCCGGCCGTGGCTTGGGGGCAGGTGTGGGTGTTGGCGTCGGGCTTGGCGTGGGTACAGGGGCTGGGCGGAGGCCGCCGCAGATCTGGGCGAGGCGGCGCATCGTGGTGGCCAGTTCGCTGCCGCGGCCGCCGGCGTAGAGCGACGCTGTCGGCTTGGAGAGATTCGAGGCGACGATCTGGACATGGGTGGCGTCGCGCAGGCTGCGCACTTCGGTGACCTTGCCCCAGGCGACGTCGTACCGGAAGAACATGGCGGGATAGAGGGTGCCGTTGCGCGTGTTGGTGGGTTCGGCGATTTCGATCACGGTCTGGCAATCGCTGCCGTTGACATGAAACGTCATCGTGAAACCGGGCATGACGTTCGGACCGTTGTACATCGGCGCGCGGACGCCTTCGAGGATCGATTTGATGCGGGCCTGGAGCGTGGCCTGCTCGCTTTGCGCATGAGCTGCGATGGGCGTGAGCAAGCTGGCCGCGAGCGCGGCGGTGACGAGACGCATGTGTGAACTCCCTTCCCGGACGTGCAGGGATTTCACGATTTTTTTGCGGTGCAAGAGCGGTGGCGGCCTAGTTTGGGCGGCACTCGCTGTAATAGAGGCGCTGGCGGTCGAGGCCGGAGCGCGTGACGATGCCTTCATGGACCGGCCCGTCGGTGCCTGAGCGGGCGCGCGCGGCGATGGTCAGCGTGTCGCCGCTGTCGAGCGCAATCTTGCTGGCGCCGGGGAGGAGGCCGGAAGGCGTGAAGTGGCGGGCGGTGATCGCTTCGTCGAAGCTCAGGACCGTAGCGGCCACGCTGAACTTCGCGGCGGGGAAATCGATCCAGAAGACGGCCTGACCGGGGCGCAGGGTGCATTCGCCGGCAAAGCCTTCGCAAAAGCGCCACTGGGACACGGTGCAGGTCCAGCGATCGGCGATCTCCCAGGCGGGGCGATCGGCGGTCTGGGTGAGCAGGGCGAGCGCGAGCAGCATCTTCATATTCGGGGAGCTTAGGCATGAAATGGTTCGGTCGGAAGGCCGGGCGCGAGGGATCGCGTCCGGCGCTGTCGCGTCAGGGGACGGTGACGGCATTTGGCGAATGGCCGCGCAACTATGAGGCGCAAGTCCGGGATGCCTATCTGGTAAATCCTGTGGCACAACGTGCGGTCAAACTGGTTAGCGAAGGTGCGGGAAGCGCACCGCTGAACGCAAGCGATCCGGCGCTGGTGGCGCTGGTGACGGCGCGGAACGGCGGACAGGGGCTGATCGGGACGGTGGCCGCGCAGCTGCTGTTGCACGGCAATGCCTATGTCCAGTTGCTGAGCGACAGCGAGGGGCGGGTGACCGAGCTGTTCGCACTGCGACCCGAGCGAGTGACGGTGGAGCCCGATGCGGGCGGCTGGCCGGTGGCGTACCGCTATCGCGTCGGCGAGCATGTAATACGGCTGGCGGCGGAGGATCCGGGCGGGCGGCCGGCGGTGGTCCACCTCAAGGCGTTCAATCCGGTGGACGATCATTATGGCCTGGGCTGCCTGGGCGCGGCGGCGGGGGCGGTGGCGATCCACAACAGCGCGACGCGATGGAACAAGGCGCTGCTCGACAATGCGGCGCGGCCGAGCGGGGCTTTGGTGTTCGATCCGGGCGACGGTTCGGCGATGGCGCCAGACCAGTTCGCGCGGGTGCGGGCGGAGATGGAGGCGGGCTTTGCCGGGGCGGCCAATGCAGGCCGGCCGATGCTGCTGGAAGGCGGGCTGAAATGGCAGGCGATGAGCCTGACGCCCGCGGACATGGATTTCGTCGGACTGAAGGCGGCGGCGGCGCGCGAGATCGCGCTGGCCTTTGGCGTGCCCCCGATGCTGATCGGGCTGCCGGGGGACAATAGCTATGCGAATTATCGCGAAGCCAACCGGGCGCTGTGGCGGCTGGCGATCCTGCCGCTGGCGGAGACGATCCTGACGGGCCTCGCACAGGGGCTGAGCGGCTGGTTTCCGGACGCGATGCTGGCGATCGACCTCGACCGGGTGCCCGCGCTGGCCGAGGATCGCGAGCGGCTGTGGCGGCAGGTGAGCGCGGCGGATTTCCTCAGTCCCGAGGAGAAGCGGGCGATGGTGGGGCTGTCGGGAGTGCGGTCGTGAGCGAGGGGGCGATCCTGGCGCAGTTGATCGGGCAGGCTGCAAGCGAAGGGGCGGAGATCGCCACCTTGCGCGCGATCGCCGAGGAAGCGGGCGAGCTGGGGGCGCGGCGGGCACTGGCGCGGCTGGGGCTGGAGGATGCCGGTGCGGGCAAGGACATGGCCGAGCTGCGCGAGCTGCTGGCGGCGTGGCGCGATGCGAAGCGATCGGTGGTGAAGGAAGTACTCGCCTGGGGCCTGAGGCTGGTGCTGGCGCTGGTGCTGGTGGGGCTCGCGGCGCGGCTGGGGTTCTGGGGATGGGTGAAGTGAGCGTGCGGTTCGCGGGCTATGCTTCGGTATTCGATGTGCCCGATCGCGGGGGCGACGTGGTGCGGCGCGGGGCGTTCCGCGCGGCGCGGGACGTGCCCCTGCTGTGGCAGCATGGCGGCAAGCCGGTGGGCGAGATCGAATGGATCGGCGAGGACTCGCGCGGGCTGCGCGTGATCGGATCGGTGCGCGAGCCGGAGCTGGCCGGGCTGGTGGCGGCAGGCGCGGTCAACGGGTTGTCGTTCGGTTATCGCGTGCGGCAGGCCAGGGGCGGGCGGCATCGCGAGCTACTGGCGCTCGACCTGATGGAAGTGAGCCTTGTCGCATCGCCGATGAACCCGCTGGCGCGGGTCCATGCGGTGGATGCGGCCGGGATGGCGCCCGGCGAGGAAAACAGCTAGTTTCGATAGCGAAACGACAGGGGTGGGGACGATGGCGACGGGCGTGGTGAAATGGTTCAACGACAGCAAGGGCTTCGGATTCATCACGCCGGATGACGGCGGCGAGGATCTGTTCGCGCATTATTCGGCGATCAACATGGGCGGGTTCAAGACGCTGCAGGAAGGCCAGCGGGTCGCGTTCGAAGTGACGACCGGACCGAAGGGCAAGCAGGCTTCGAACATCACCGCTGCGGAATGAGGTGTTGGTGACTCGCGGATCCGGTGGCCATAACGCCGAAATCGGCTAGGCTGCCCGTAGGAGCGGTTCGATGCTGGCGGCGATATCACTGGCAATAATGCTGGCGGCGGACCCACAGGTTTCGACGGATCTGGTCTGCGACGGCAATCAGTCCGCCAGCGGTCCCCGGATCGTGCTTGGTGAGGGATTCAAGCGCTTCCGCGCCGATGTTCGCGTGCACATGGCGCCGAAGGGCGGGCATGTTCTGGCCTTCGAATATGCAGGTCCGAAGGATGGGGCGATCTTTGCCGTCAGCGTCATGGCGCCGCCCCGAACGGATGGCAGCTATCCACCGGTCTGGTCGACGATGATCGGCTCCCCTGCCGGACATATCCGGGGCGGGGAAAATGCCGCGGCAACGGCGTTCGAGCTCGAGCTGCGGCAGGATTCCGGCGGCGTTGCGTATTTGCGGCTCAAGTGGCGGAACGACGACGGATCGGTTCGTGAAGGCGGATCGGCGCTTGCAGCGCCGTTGCTGACCGAGGGGCGTTTCAACCTATCCTGTTCGGGCGGACGGTTTGAGTTGAGCAACGTGACGGTTGATTGAGGCCGAACTCGCTTACCGCGTAGTTCGGTTAGGATCGGCGCGGCCAGCTGTGCGCGCAGCTCTCCGCGCATAGGGTCGGAGGGCATCCGGCCCGCGAACCTCGTGGCGGCTGCGATCTTCGGCAACTGACAGAGACGATGGGTGCCGCTTGTGGCGGGCCCCCTTCCACCATCCTTCGGATGGCCCCTCCCCGAGGCGATCTCGGGGAGGTTTTTTCGTGTGTGGGGAGAATGACATGATCGAAGTGAAGGCGGATGCGCTCGAGGGCAGCTTCGAGGCGGTGGAAAAGGCGGGTGTGCCGGCGGCGCGGCCGATGCTGGCGGGTGGCGAGCCCTCGGCGACCGGGTTCGAGACGTTCCTGCGCAGCGGGGGCGGCGGCGTGGAGATGAAGGCGTTTACCGGCACCAGCGACGGCGCGGGCGGTCTGGCGGTGCCGCGCGAACTGGATGCGATGATCGACCGGACGCTGAAGGCGATCTCGCCGATCCGCAGCATCGCGAACGTGGTGCAAGTGGGTTCGGCCGGGTATCGCAAGCTGGTGACGAGCGGCGGGGCGACGCCTTCCGGCTGGGCGGCGGAGACCGGCGCGCGGGCCGAAACGGATACGCCGGTGTTCCACGAAGTCGCGCCGCCGACAGGCGAGCTGTTCGCCAATCCGGCGGCGAGCCAGGCGATGCTCGACGATGCGTCGTTCGATGTCGAGGAATGGCTGTCGGGCGAGATCGCGCATGAATTCGCGGCAGCGGAGGGGTCGGCGTTCGTCAACGGCAACGGGACGAACAAGCCCAAGGGCTTCCTGCAGGCGGCGACGGCTTCGACCGGGGATGCGGTGCGCGCATTCGGGACGCTGCAATATGTGGCGAGCGGATCGGCGGGCGCGTTTTCGGCGAACCCCGAGGAGAAGCTGATCGATCTGGTCCAGATGTTGCGCGCGCCGTACCGGCAGGGGGCGAGCTGGGTGATGAATTCAGCGACGCTGGCGCGGATCCGCAAGTTCAAGACGAGCGCGGGGGAGTTTCTGTGGGCACCGTCGCTCAGCGTGGGGCAGCCGGCGACCTTGCTGGGCTATCCGGTGGTCGAGGCCGAGGACATGCCGGACATCGCGGCCAATTCGCTGTCGATCGCGTTCGGCAATTTCAAGGCGGGCTATCTGATCGCCGAGCGCGGCGAGACGCAGGTGCTGCGCGATCCCTATTCGAACAAGCCTTACGTGCATTTCTACGCGACCAAGCGCGTGGGGGGCATGGTGAGCAACAGCGAGGCGATCAAGCTGCTGAAGTTCTCGGCTTCGTAAGCGGAAGGGACGGTTCACGCGGCGGCGCGGAGATTGGGTTCGACCTTCTTCCCGCCCTCCGCGCCTCCGCGTGAGAACAGCTTCTTTTACTGCCGCTTCGCGGCTGGAGATTTACATGGCAGACCAGTTTTCGAATAGCGCCGATCAGGTTTCGGCGCCGGCGACGCGGGCAGTGGCGGTGACGCCGCATGATGCCAATGCACTGGCCGACATTCCCAAGGCGCTGTTTATCGGCACCGGGGGCAATATCACGATGCGCGGGGTGAATGGCGCCTCGGATCAGCTGTGGAAGAATGTGCCAAGCGGGAGCGTGTTGCCGTTCCGCGCGCAATATGTGCGGGCGACGGGGACGAGCGCGACCGACCTGCTGGCGCTGTACTGATGCTGGGCCTGTCGATCCCCGAAGTGGCGGGGCGGCGCGTGGGGCTGGATCCGGCAGCGGTGGCGCTGATCGCGCGGATGAGCGTGGCGCCGGATCTGGCGCGCGCGGGGGTGATCGACACGCTGGTGCGCGCGCTGAAGGGCGCGGGGGTGTGGGCGAAGCTGGATGCGCTCTATCTGCTGGCGGCACATGATGCGCAGGCGGCCCGGCTGAACTGGGTGTCGGCCAGCTATGCGCTGACCGTGGCGGGGGCACCTGTCTTTACCGTTGATCGGGGCTATACCGGTGACGGGAGCGCGGCCTATCTCGACAGCGGGTTCAATCCGGCGAGCGCGGGGGGCAAATTCGCGCAGAATGATGCGCATATGGGCGTGTGGGTCGGAACCGACGTCGCCAGCACGACGCAGTTCGATATCGGATCGACCCGGGCGGCGATCAATTCGCGGCGGGCAGCGGTGGCAGCGGCGCGGCTGTTTGCGAATGCTGTAGCGGGCGATGAGCTGGCGCTAAGCCCGGCGACGTCAGTAGGCTGGACCTGCTGGTCGCGCGGTGGACCAGCGGGTTACACCGCCGCGAGGAATGGAGCGACGCCGACTGCGATCAGCCAGGCCAGCGGGGCGTTTCTGTCGCTGCCTTTCTATATTCTTGCGCAGGCGGGCTTGGGTCCGGTCGCTGCCGCACATAGCACGCGGCGGGTGCAGGCGGCGTGCTGGGGGAGCCAGTTGAGCGCGGGCGAAATGGCGGCGCTGCATGGTGCGCTGGCGGCGTACATGACGGCGGTCGGGGCGGGCTGAAGCAGCACAATCGGGGGAAATGGACATGGACGCACCGGCTTTTCCGCCGGCGGCGATCGCGGACGCGCGCGATGCCGCCCGGGCGTATCTGAGGATTGCGGGAGATGGCGAGGATGCGCTGATCGAGCAGCTCGCTGCGACTGCGCTGGCACTGGGCGAAGCCTTTACCGGGACGGCGTGGATCGCGCGCGAGTGGACTGACGTGCTGCCGGTCTCGCGGGCGTGGCAGATGCTGCGCGCTTCTCCCGTAACGGCGATCACGGCGGTGGAAGGGGTGCCCGCCGAGGGTTCGGCGTTCGCGCTGCCGGGCGACGGCTATGCGATCGATATCGATGCCGGCGGACAGGGATGGGTGCGCGTGTTCGCGCCGGGGATCGCGGGCCGTGTCCGTGTGACCCTGAGCGCCGGGGCGGCGGCAGGCTGGGGCGACCTGCCGCCGCCTCTTGCGCAA